TTCATTTATTGATCATGTTAAAGACAGAGTATTTGGAGAAACCCTGCGATGGAAAAATGATGTATTAAACCCTAATTCTGATAAAGATGATGATAGATATACAAGAGTATTAACACAAATGATAGGTCCGCATAGTAAAACAGAGGCATTTGTTAGAGAAAAAGAAAAGATAAAAGTGCATCTCGCTAAGAAAACGCTTATTTCAAAAATGTAATATCTTATACGCGTTTAACATATTAAATATAAAATACCTCTTATATTTAATGTCATCAACGTCAACTTTAAAAATTCATGAACCAATAATGGAAAAATTACAATACTTTCACGAAAATCATAAAATTCCAAATATTATATTTCATGGTCAAAGCGGTTGTGGTAAAAAAACAATTGTTCAAAAATTCATAAATATGATTTATAATAATGATAGAGAGAGACAAAAACATTTTGTAATGCACGTCAATTGTGCACACGGAAAAGGAATCAAATTTATTCGGGAAGAACTGAAATTTTTTGCAAAGACACATATTAATTCAAATGGTGGAGATATTTTTAAAAGTATTATATTACTTAATGCAGATAAATTAACAATAGATGCTCAATCGGCGTTACGTAGATGCATTGAACTTTTTAGTCATACAACTCGATTTTTTATTATTATTGAAGATAAGTATAAATTATTGAAACCAATATTGTCACGTTTTTGCGAAATATATATACCAGAACCAGTAATAAATGGACAAACCATAAATTTATATAAATATAATTTGAATGAAACCTTTAAATTAAAGGATGTAAAAACTACACGATCAGAATGGTTGAAAAAAGAATTATTTAAATTATTTGTGCCTAATACAAATATAAAATTAAATGAATTAATAGCAGAATGTATTAAATTGTATGAAAAAGGATACAGTGGTTTAGATATTATAACATTAATAGAAAATCAAAATAATTATCCAGAAATATCTTTAGAAAAAAGGTATGAATTATTATTTGCTTTTAATAAAGTTAGAAAAGAGTTTCGTAATGAAAAAATACTGATACTATTTATTTTGAATTTTACTTTTTTAAATAATACATATAATTTGGAAAATATTTCGTTTATGTAATTTTTCTTTTCTCGTTTATGTAATATAATAAAAATAGATACATTAAATAATGGATGACTTTAATTTGACAACTTTAAATCAATCTAAAAATGAATGGGGTTCAAGATTGGTGAATATATTAACACCTTTTATGATTGAAGGATTAAGATCTATTTTTGATGAATCTTTTAGATTATGTAAAGAAAATGGAGAGACAAATAAATATTTGATGACATTTCAAAACTTTATCAGTCGTATTCCAAAATGGAATGCCAATATTATTGAAGCAGAACGTGCCAGAATTGTTGAAAAAAGTGGATGCAGTTATTTAGAAGATTTAGTAACGTGTGTGTATATTATTCAATTGAAATTATTGACTGCTATACGAGTTGGACAAAAACAAAAGAAAATAGATATTAATATTCCAAAGATTGATGATTTTATTCATAAAATATATATTACAATTGCTAGAAAAATATATAAATATGTTTATTTATTTGAAGTAAATATTCCTCCATTACAAACACAAAAAAATAATCGTGAATTGGAATTGATTGTTCAGGAGAGTATTTTAAATACCATTAGAGAAAGTATCCCAATTGAAGCTATTTTACGTGCTTATATGGACGAAACAACTGAAGAAGAATATATTGAAGAAATTAAAGAGCAATTGATTGAAAATAAAACAAACCCAATTGCATCAGTTCCAGTAGCATTAGCACCTATAGAGTCAGTTGGATTAGGCGCCTCAGTAATAGCAGCATCAGAAGAATCAACTAGTTCTAACGCTAGTGCATTTAATGAAGTATCTAAATTAGCGGGACTAAGTTCTATAGATACGGCAATTAAATTTAATGATACTGATTTTGTCAGAGATACGGATAATAATGAAAATTTGGTTAATGCTCCAAAAGATATAGATAGATTAGAAGAGATTAGTGCAATTCGCTATAATCAAAGAAAACAAGATGAAGAAGACAATGATGATGGATCTGTTAAATTAAATATTTCTGATCAAACTGTTTCTTTAAATGATTTAGAAGTATATAATATGGATGAACCTAAATTTGAAATATCAGATTTAGAAGAATTTACTTTACCGGATTTGATGTCAGATTCAAATGCGTAAAAAAATAATAAGAATAATTCTACTCTATTTAAATGTCATCTAATGTGTTTATAAATGCTGGAGCTGCTGCAATACTTTTTTTAATTATGAAATTTATTGAAATGAGATTTATTGAAAAAGAAAACAAACCATTAAAGGAATTAATTAAAGATACATTGATTGTTTATATTAGTGTCTTGTCTGGATTTTATTTATTAGATCATTTGAGTCCAATGATGGAGTCAGTTAGTAGCGATAATATTCCTGCGGTTTTTACAGGTAATCCGGAATTTTAATGGCGAGGTTCTTTAAGTGGTTTCATTATATCTACTTATTTGGATTGGGTTTTCTGCTTTCTCTCTTCTTTCTTCTTTTTATTCTTATAATAAAATTAAAATAGCAATGGCAATGATAACAGATAATAAAGATACTATAATTCCATTATATATATAAATTTGTTTATGAATAAAACATTCATTCATTATTACAATAGCTTCAATCAAATATGAAATACTAATTAAATATTTATTTTGTAATGATATTCGAATACAACCATTCATAAATACCCAATAGGCTATCCATCTTTTCTCTTGATCTGTTGGTTCATTTATAAACATTGATAAATGTATTTTATTTAATAATGGAACATTTATTATTTTTAATATACTGCCTGCGCAAAGAATGTCATATAGGCCATTAAATATGACTAGTTGTTGTATTAAATTTAAGTTCATTATAGTTTTGTATATTGATTTCATATATTATATAAATATGATATCAATTTATTTACAAAAAGGATAGCAAGTTGTAGCTCTTTGTAATCTAGCTCGGCGATTAGCAATACTAGATGCGCCAACGCCTGATCCTGCAACATACCGATTATTTAAATCTTGAGGTGCATTACAAATTACTCCTAATGCCGGATTTTTTCGTCCACCTGCACCTCCCATTCTTTTATAAAAAAATCCATCTTTCCCAAAATAAAAATTTCCATATGGCATTATATTATATTATACATATTTAATTTAATATTTATTTCATCTACCTGTCCATACTTTAACTATAGGGATCCGTGATTTTCCATATTTTTTCAAGTATTCACAATGCTCTTCATATGTAGTACCCCATTTACAATACTTATTTATAGGACCTAATAAAGATTTAAACTGATTTAATATTGGATATTCAATATAAAAAATAATGGCAAACAATCTTTCTAAACAACAACGATCTAATCTATTATTAACTACATGTAATAAATTAAATAATTGATATTTGTCATGTAAAAAAGAGAGAAACTGATGATTAATATAAGATTGAACTCCAAAACATCCTGACCAGGTATTTTTTTGATTTAATCCTAAAACCACTTGGTTATCTCCAATTAATTTCAATATTTTAGTATTATGTTTTAATACATGCGCTAATCTAGTAGTATTAGAATTATTTTCATATTTAAGGTAATCAAACTGCCATATAGGTAATACTTTTATTTGTGATTTTTCTAATTTATTAAACGCAATTTTACATTGAAAAAATACACTATCATGAATAATAATTGCATTATCAAAATACTTATTCTTATAAAAATAATAATAAGGTAATAATTCACCACGTCTAGGATACTCTGATTCAATAATAGTAATATTTTTATATTCTTGGTCTGCTTTTAAAAACTCTGGAGTGCTATTATCATCTATAATAACAATAGATGTTTCTGGATATATTAGATTTAATTGTTTAATACAAATATTCCAATAATGATTTGTTGTTTCCGAATTTACATGTCTTGATAATATAAATCCAAATGTCATATTATCCACTTTTAAGAAAAGTGGAGCAAAATACCGCAATTCTACTTTATCCACTTTTAAGAAAAGTGGAGCAAAATACCGCAATCACTTTTAAGAAAAGTGGAGCAAAATACCGCACTCACTTTTAAGAAAAGTGGAGCAAAATACCGCAATCACTTTTAAGAAAAGTGGAGCAAAATACCGCACTCACTTTTAAGAAAAGTGGAGCAAAATACCGCACTCACTTTTAAGAAAAGTGGAGCAAAATAAGTATGATGAATGCTTCTATTAAATTGCTTAAGCAGGACGACCACAAGCGTAATTGTCAATATTCATAACTTTTTCATCTTTTGGTACTGATTTTTTAGAAATAGAAAATGCATCAAATTCTTTACGTTTTAATTGAATATGGGGTATATGATTATGCACTCCTCTTGCAATCATTTTATATAATTTAAAATCGGGATATCTTTCATCGCCATTTGTTTTATAAAGAACATTTACATCATTATCATCTAAACACCACTCTACAATAAGACGAACAATGGGTGAACACTTTTTCAAATTTTTAATGTCCGATAAATCTTCTACTATATAATCAAATATAGAGCAAGCCAATCGACACAAATCAAAACTATAATTTGGTTCTAATCTTGGTTTCTTTTCATTTAAATATGGTTCAAAATTATATTGTGTATGCGCATCTTCATCTTTCTTGAAACTATCACTGCAAAATGATAATTTATTATATTTATAAATAGATCTACCAAAATCAATAATTTTAAAAATGCGACCAAATGTTGGCACTCTATAGTATTTTTTATTATAACAATAATACAAATACTTTTTACTAGTTTTATTATACATTATATTATTTGTATGTAAATCATTATGTGTAAATGCAAACACTTTTTGGTATGTAATTAAAATCATAATGATTTGCATTAAAGCTGAAAACCATTCGTCGTGGGTTAATTCTTCTTCTCTCATTATTAAACTATCAAATGTATTTTCGCAATATTCCATACATATGACTTGCACTGGGAACTGGTTTATTGTTACATAAAGTTCTTCATCGCTTACATCAGATAACATATCTGATTCAGACTCTTCCCCTGAGGAACTAGATTTATCATTATCATTATTCTTATCTTTATCAAATAATTCGCTAGATTCATTATCTCCTTCACCAGAACTATCTTCACCATTTTCTTTATCCTCTTCCTCTTCCTCTTCCTCATCTTCACTTGCTGTAGTATAAGAAGATCTTGAGGAACATGTAGTAACTGATTTAAGAGTGGTTGCTGCTGCTGCAGCATTAATTAGTGGATTTTCTATAAATTCTTCGGAATTATTCATGTCAACTAAGTCATCAAGTGATAATATATTTGATTCATCCTCTAATTCTACTACTCTTGGTTCAGGAACAAACATATCTTCAAAAATAGAATCATCAAATGTTTCAACCAGTTCATCAATTACTTCATCGCCTGAAATCTTAATAGGCATCAATTGTTTTTTTGCAAAAAAATGCTCATAGGGTTCAATCTCAAACAAACTATTTTTATGTTTATTGAAAAATTCCGATTTACATAAATATTCCAAATCATCAATCACATTCAATTTAAATGCATTTTTAATTGCCAAAAAAGACCCATAATAATCAACACCATGCACGAAATTATGTTTATGAATTAGTGTGCTTGATAAAAATGAAAACATACCATCAACATAGGCAGAGTTGTTTTCATCTACTATTTTTGGATGCACTGTTTTTTGTTCTAGGACTGAATCATGAACTGGTAAATTAAATAATGTTGTATCTGTTAGATCATATTTGCCAACAATATATTTAAATGGATCTAATAATGGAGCCATTTTGAAAAATACATCTTTTTCCTTAATATCTTCTGTTTTCACATTTTGCAAAGCACAACTATATAAATGCTTAAAATCAAAATTCACATTTTTAATATCTTTAAGAAACCATTCGTGATTCAAATTAACTGAATTATAGTTTGTTTCATTTAACAAGAAAAATTTCTTGTAAATTGGTGAATAATTTTGGACATTAGAGAGAAATGTAAATTTCTTTTGCTTAAATGTTTGGAATAATTCTGTATTTTTTCTTTTTTCATAGTTGATCTCCATTAGCAAATTATAAGATTAAATAATTATTTTTTAAACTTATATAATATAATGGCAACTATTACTACAAGTCCTTCACCATTAAAACAAAATAATGCAGGAACTGTAGAATATTCTAATCCAATAATAATTCCATCTCCCGATCATCAATATGTTTTAAAAAATAATGGCGGTTCTATTGTTTCTTCTGTTTATTCTGGAGGTAATTTAAATTATTTTACAAATTTTCCGTTTAATTCTGCACATCCTCGGGGTATGACTTATGATGATGATGGAAATTTATATATTTCAACTACATCAAGTGGATTGACTCCATATATTACTAAATTATCTCCAACAGGAATACTTATTGCTAATTATACAAATGTATTATTACTATCTATACCATATGGCATTGTATATCATAATGGAATAATATATATTGTAGATAATGATGCAACAGACCAGATCATTGCATTTGATATTAATACACCAAGTTTTACTCAATTTTATGATGGTAGTGCATCAGGTTATTTAAATAATCCTATAGGAATCACTATTGATAATACTGGTCAAAATTTATATGTAACAAATCAAACTGTAGGTACTGGTTCTCCTGCACCAGTAGGAGATTATTTTATTACTAAAATACCAATTAATAATACTGCAAGTACAAGTATATATTATAGTTCACCAACTATGTTAAATGCACCAGATGGTATAGTATTTGATTCTAATGATAATTTATACATTGCTAATAGAATACAAAATATTAGTTCAGGAAACTATTTTATTACAAAAATGGATGCATCTGGACCAATTCCAACAAATGCATCTATATTTTATACTACGTCTAATTTAAATTTATTAAATTTTCCAATTGAACTAGCCATATTAAATGATTATTTGTATATTACAAATGTGTATATATTTCCAGATCCATCCATTCCAGGGTTTATATCAGCTATTAATTTAATTGGAACTCCAACTGCAACTAGCGTATGGACAAGTCCATTAGGATATCAACTAGGTAATATTATATTTAATAATTTAGGAACTATGTTTGTTACAAATGATAATTTATCTACTTTAGGAACAACTAATCGTGTTACAGAAATATTTACACAATTTGATTTTTCAAATGTAATAATTCATACAGGTGGATATGTAAGACTATATATTTATGATATAACTACTGGTTCTTTTATTGCTAATTTTTATCTAGATATACAATCTATTTGTTTTAAAGAAGGAACTAAAATTCTTTGTATGATTGATAAGAGAGAACAGTATGTTGCAATAGAAGATATTAAAGAAAATACTTTTGTGAAAATTTATAATAAAAGTGGCAAAGGCGGATATTATAGAAAAGCAAAATTTATTGTGAAAAGTGCTTTAGAAAATTCTAGCGAATCTACTATTAATAAATTATATTGTATTAAAAAAGAGAGACATCCCAACCTTATTGAAGATCTTTATGTTACCGGATCTCACGCTTTATTATATGACGATTTAACTGATATGGAGTATGAAAAGATGAGCAGACTTATTGAGCATTATAATACTTATACTATTCGTCTTGAAAATGAAGAAAATATGTCGGCAGATGAAGTAGAAAATATGAAGAGTTTAATGAAATACTATAATGATTATAAAATGGAACTAGACGATAAATATAAATTGATTGCTTATTTTGATGACCGATTTGAAGAAGTTAATGAAGAAGGGTTTTTTAATATTTATCATATTGTTTTGGAAAATGCAAATAAGTATGATAATTATGGAATCTGGGCGAATGGTATTTTAGCAGAATCTACGTGTGAAGTCAGTTTATCTAGATTTCCTGGTTATGAAAAAGTGAATTTTAATGGAGTGACTACTGGACTTACCAAATTGAAACGCGAAAAGGAAAATATTAATGATAAGTTGCAGCGATATTTGAACCGAGGTGATGATAAAGTTGTTAAAATGATTGAGCAAAAAATTAAAGAGAGAAAGTTTACATATAAACGATCGTGTTTAATGCGAAGAAATAAGACTTATAAGAAATGTTTTGCGTAGATATATAATTAAATAAGTTATTTAATATAATATGTCACTTGAATTAAAAAGATTTACAATGAATTCTATCAGTTTTAAACCAAATGAAGCGCAGGGACCTGTTGTTGTGCTCATAGGCAAAAGGGGCAGTGGTAAAACTTACATCGTAAGAGATCTCCTTTTTTATCACCAAGACATTCCAATTGGCGTGGTAATTGCGGGAACTGAAGAGGGAAACGGATTTTACGGCAAAATGGTGCCCAAATTGTTTATCCATAATGAATACAATACGGCGATCATTGAGAATATTCTTAAGAGGCAAAAATCGGTATTAAAACAAATAAAAAAAGAAGTCGAAACTTTTAAAAGAAGCACGATCGATCCGCGAGCCTTTGTTATATTGGATGATTGTCTGTATGACGGTTCATGGACACGTGATAAGATGATGCGACTTCTCTTTATGAACGGCAGACACTGGAAGATCATGTTAGTCATCACAATGCAATACCCCCTAGGCATACCACCGATGCTCAGAACAAATATTGATTACGTATTTATCCTCAGAGAACCATATATCGCCAATAGAAAACGAATTTATGAAAACTATGCGGGTATGTTTCCAACTTTCGAAGCTTTTTGCCAGGTGATGGACCAATGCACTGAAAATTATGAGTGTTTAGTGATAAATAACACTGCAAAATCAAATAAATTACAGGATCAAGTATTCTGGTATAAAGCGGATGCCCATAATGACTTCAAATTAGGGTCAAAAGAGTTCTGGGAATTGTCAAAAGACATTAACTCAGATGATGAAGACGAGAAATATGACCCAAATAACACCAAAAAACGCGGACAAGGACCTAAAATCAATGTAAAGAAGAGCAAATGGTAAGGGAGTGCATCCTAAGCACTACCTATTGGGTATGTTAAACATAATGTGTAAATCGATAATTTGATTTTACTTTTAAAAACATAATCAATTAAAATTTAAACAATATAAAGACATATCATATAACTAAGTATAATGGAAGAACTAAATATCGTTGACTTAATTGAACATAACCCAATTACAAAACTATCTCAATCATATAATGGTAAATTATTAACTAAATTACAAGAAGGATTTAGTAATTTTGAACAACAATTATTTGTTTCATCTTTTTATTGCTATTTAAATTATAATTCTACGACAGATTTTGTAATAGATTTAGATAATATATGGAATTGGTTAGGATTTAATCAAAAATCTGCTTCAAAAAGATTACTAGAAAATTATTTTGTTATTAATAAAGATTATAAATCTTTGCTCACCTTTGAGGGTGAGCAAAAAACTGATGGAAGAGGAGGTCATAATATTAAAAAAATATATCTAACAGTAAAAACATTTAAATCATTTTGTTTAAAAGCAGGAACAAAAAAAGCAGATGAAATTCACGAATATTATTTAAAAATGGAAGAAATAATTCAAGACACAATTAATGAAGAAAGTAATGAATTAAAACTACAACTAGAATCCAAACAATTACAACTAACAGCAAAAGACACAGAGATCCAAAATATTCAAAAAACTTCAGAGCAAGAAAAACAAGAAATCATTTTACTGCAATTTCCAAAAAATACAGAATGCGTTTATATAGGATCAATAGAGAATACAAATAGCAGTAATGAAACATTAATTAAATTTGGACAAAGTAATAATTTATCAGTTAGAGTTCAAGCACATAAAAAAGATTTCACCAATTTTAAATTAATTGGAGCATTCAAAGTGCAAAATAAAGTAGAAATAGAAAATGATATCAAAAAGCATCCCAAAATTAAAAAACAAATTAGATCACTAACTATTGCCAATGAAAATTATACTGAACTTATTTCAATAGATGAAACATGTACGATAAGTAAAATTAATACCTATATTAAAAGCATTATTGAATTAAAAGTATGCAATATTGATAATTTTAATTTATTGGTTAAAGAGAATGAAGAATTAAAAACTGCAAAATGCACATTAGAAGATGAGAATAAAGAGTATAAAAAAACAGTTGATAAACATTTATTAAAGATTAATGAATTAGAAGAAATAATTAAACAACGAGATGAGAGAATAGAATTTTTAATGGAAGAAGAAACAGTAGATTCAAAAGAAAAAGAAGTAAATCCATTAATACCACAAACAGAGTTAACACAAAAATTTGATAAATTTGTTTCAGAAGAATGTATTGTTAGAACAGATGTTGAAACTAGTTCAGCTGATATTGAAGCACAGTTTCGTATATGGATGAAAATAAAACCAACAAAAGAAATATTTCTTGAATTTAAATCATATTTAAATATTAAATTTAAACCCAAAAGATTAAACGACCAAAATAAGAATCAAGTAGTTCACGGGTTTCAAGGTATTATGCTAAAACCAATTGAATATAAAAAACGATTAATTAATTCAGATCCAGAAAATTTCATTTTTAATGTATGCAATTTTGCACCCAATAATAGAATATTAAATGTAGTATTACTAGATGAATATAAAAGATGGAAAAAATCGCTTAATAAACCCTCAGTATCAGATAAAGATGAGTTGAAAGAATTAACAACTTATTTAGATGAATGTCCCTATGTCCAAAAAGGTGCTTTATGGGTTGGTTCTAATAGTGAAGCAAAAAAAGTATTAGAATCAGTTGATTCAAAAAGCAATTTTGGTTATTATGGAATAGGATTAAAAACGGATGACAAATATGTTCATAAAGCAACAAGTTCTACTGGCAAAAAAGTAAATAAAATAGAAACATCTAGTGGCGCAATATTAAATACATGGGAAACCATTGCCAAAGCAGCGTCATATGAAAATTGTTCACCAGCTAAAATGTCTAGATCAATCTCAAACAATACTAAGTTTACCGAAAACTACCATTATGCTGTTGCTGTATAAATTCGCATATTTTACATTCTGCCAATTTAGAACTATATAGAGTTGTCAAACAATAATCACAAAATCGATGACAACATTTATTCTTGCTAGTTATCACCGGGTAGTTGCATAATTGGCAACAAAAATTATCTTTTTGTATTTTGTCTTTTTTATTTTGTTTAAACATATATAATAAAAATTGAAATATATTTTTAAGTATTTAATTCTTGTATTAACTAATCAAAATGTCAAGAATACTAATTGTTTTCCTTATAATTACAATGATCTGCTTAAACACGACATATTCATTTGATCTGAATGAATTTTATAAAAAAGAATTATCAAAAATATCAAAAATAATAATTAATGATTTAATTATTATTATTAAGGAACAATTAGAAAATTCTACAATAATTGAAGATATATTATAAATTTGCCATCTGCAATCGGAATTGCTATTTTGCTCCACTTTTGCTAAAAGTGGATTATTTTGCTCCACTTTTGCTAAAAGTGGATGCAAATGGACCACTTAATAGTTCACTTTGTCCATTATCAGTTTTTCCAGTAATAATATTATCACCTTCAAAAAGTTCATCACGAATATCTGCAGAGGTTACTTCCTCTTCTCCCTCTCCCTCTCCCTTCTCCCCTTCTTTCTTTGCAAAACTGGATTCTTGTGTATTCATATTTTGAATACCAACAAGATTACCATTAGCATCAATATTTTGCGTCAATGATGCTCCAGTCTTTTCAGCAGATTTAATATTTTCACTGATTGCCGTTTTCTTTGCCTCTTTAACACGCTCATCAAATGCCGACTTGGCAAAAGATTCATTCTTTGTTTTTTCGTGCATCAATTGATTCAATTCATCTTCGATATATTCTACACGACCAGTTTTGTATGCTTCAGGATCCCAAGGCATCCATAGACCAACAGGACCAACAAAAACATCATGATTAGGATCTAATTCACGCAACATTTTGCATCTCAATTCAGCTTCTTCTAAAGTAGGATATGTTCCTCTAACTTTAATTCCACGGGTAGATGTTTGAAAATTATATTTAATATTGAAACTATTGTCCAACTCTTGTTCTTCCTTATCCAAAAAAGTTTTGTAATCATCCTCCAGACCGGAATTACTCAAATTAGAGTGCTCCTCCTTTACAAATTCTTTGAAATCTGTTGTCAAATCTTCAAATGAAATCTTGTATTTAAAAGAGATGAAATTCATAAATTGAACAAATTTATCCATTGATTTAGAAAAATCCCATTTCTTTAGGAACTGTTCGAAAAAGTAGAGTTCTTTTTGTTTCAAGATTTTTTCAGGAGAAACAAATGACATACAAACAAACTTTTGTCCAGCAACTGGTTTATCTTCTTCTAGGAGATCTACATATTTAGGATTTGGTTTGCCATTTTTACTGTTTTTTTTCTCGTAACTCTTGCTCATTAATTAGTAATCATATTTAATTCTAAGTATTTTATCGCATAATTGTTTAATTCTTTTATTTCTTCTTATTCTTTTTATTTTCTTATTAATTTATATAAATGTTTGATATTGCAGAGTTCATTAAAAGAATAATCAAGTATTTGGTTCAAGGTTTGATGGTCGCTATTGCTGCCTATGTTATTCCTAAACGATCACTAAATTTGGAAGAGATTGCTCTTCTTGCTCTAACAGCTGCAGCAACATTTAGTATTTTGGATACATACTTGCCTAGTATGGGTGTTACCACACGGGCTGGTGCTGGTCTAGGTATTGGTCTAAATTTGGTGGGTGCTAGTATGGGGGGACTCTAAGCAATCAAGTAACTAAATAAAAATAATAAGAATATAAGTAAATATATTAATAAATTATATTATTAATATATGAAAGCAATTAATTATCTAGATATATTTACCATGATACCTGCATTTATATTAATCCTATTTTGTAAAAATATTGGAATGACTGCTGCATTACTATTTATAGGTATTTGTGGAATGATACACCATTACTATATAGATAATAATTATTTATTATGTTTAGATCTAATTGCGATTTCAATTGGATTTATAGCATATACTTATTATTCAAAAATAGATAAAAATATTAAAAAATACTTGTTTATTTTGGAAAGTATGATTTTATCTTATTTTACGTTTAGTATGGTATTTAATGTAATACCATCAGATAGAATATTATTATTACTAATTGGGTTAATATGGGTGCCTAATTTATTATTTAGTTTAAAACATTGCTCAAATTTTACAATAGGGTTTATTTCATTAGTATTTATTTTATACATGTATTCTAGATGTTTATGCAGTAAGCACGAATATATTAAATATACATGGCCAATATTACATATGAGTGCATTCAGTGGCGCTTATTTATTATTTAAACATATGGATATGGTTATTATATATTCATTTATATAAATATGATTAAAAAAAGCATAGGAATATTTCATATATTATTATCAGTTTTTATTTGTTTTTATATATTTATATTTACAAAAAATTTTAATTATGATTTTATATATATAATTTGTAGTATATTGCAAATATTATCTTGGATAGATCATGATGATAAATGTCCAATTACATATTATTATATTAAATATATATCTAATTCTAATGATCATTTTGATGTATTTAAACTGTATTTAAATGCAAACTTAATTACATTAAAAAAATACTTTAATATTTATAAATTAATATTTGTTACTTTTAATATTATTAGTATATATTACGCATCAGTTCGCAGTAACATTTTAACACCTATATTATCATTATTATTAATATTAATACGTATATTATATATATTGTATAATTCAGCAGATTATTTTGATACAATCGAAATAGGTAATCTAATATTCGGTAAATCATTTTCAAAGGTAGAAAAAATGTATGATGATTCAGGCTTTCACAGTATGACTGAACCTTATTTTAATAATGTTATTTTAATTATTCAAATCCTATTTTTAATTTATATTTTTGTTCATAATAAAAAAAGATTACATATATAAATAGAGATGGATATTGATTATAATACATCTTGCTATCATTTTGAAGAAATAAATTATGATCGCGGATTATTAGATGAATCTGTTGATGCAACCTATATTATTCATTTAGATGGAAATGGTCGTTTAGATCATATAAAAGAACAATTGAAACAAACTCAACCAACAAAAACAATTTATATTGTCCATAATGATGGATTTAAAAAATGTGAGAAAAAATTAATTGAACAAGTATCCTATCAAGACTTATCTGATGCATTTTTACAAGCATTTAAACACGCAAGAGAGAAAGAGTATGGACATATTTTAATTTTAGAAGATGATTTTATATTTAATCCAGAAATAAAAAATCATTCGCATATCACAAATATAAATACTTTTATGACAGATCACAATGATGAAGAATTTATTTATTATTTGGGATGTAATCCAATTATAATAGTTCCTTATAATTTGTATACTTATTATTCATTTCATTCATTATCAACGCACGGAATTATTTATTCAAAACAAACAATTCGTAAAGAATTAGATACTCAATATAAACATTGGGATGTCATTATTAATAAAAATATTGCAAATAAGTATTTATATTATATGCCATTATGCTATCAAACTTATCCAAATACAGAAAATAAATTAACATGGTCAGAGAAAGATAATTTTTTAATTGGGTATTTAAAAGAGGCCGTTATTACTATGTTGAATTTAGATAAAGAACCAGAACCAGGATTTACTATTTTATATTGTTTTGCCAAATTGTTATTTTTATTTATGGTATTTATAATAATTTTTGTTGTATTTAAAGCATCAACACAAGTTTATAAAAATAATTAGTGCTAGATTGATATATTTTGCTCATATAGTCGTAATATACTCCCAATTCAACTCTTCACATATTTTTTTCCAAATTGTATCTTGTTCAATCAGTTTCTCTCTATCTTTTAACATTGGAATCTCAGGTAAATAATGACGTTCACCTAATAACTCAAACAATTTAAAAAGAACATAATAATAATGCAAAAAATTCACGCGATAATCAGGACAATGTTTCGCATAAGGGTATTGAATCTCTATAAAAAAGTTGCACAATGTTTCTTCTAAATCTTGCGAAATAATGGGTGGTTTAATACCCAATTTATCTTTAATGAAATTAATATGCTCATAGTATTTATTGAACCCCAGTTTTTTCAGCAATTCTTTTGTCTTATAGTATGTCATTTTATCTAAAGATATTCTCTCTTTTTTGATTTGTAATTTTAAAAATTCAATAACGTCAGTTGGTATTTGTGTAGTTTCTTTTCCTTGAAATTGTGCTAATATTTCTTTAAAATGATTAATCTTTTTATAAGCATAAAAGCAAACCTCTTTTGGTGGCTCTTTATAGGATGGTTTTTCATTCTCAATTAAATAAGGAATATTACGAAAACATGTATTGCAAATAAGCACACCTTCATCTTCCATGGAAATTAATTCGCCTTTAAAACAGTATTGACAAATATCAGTTGGATGAATATACATATTAATATCCAAAAAAGATTCATCAATATTGCTCAAATATTTTTGAAAAATACTAGATTCTTTAGTAACATTATTTGCAGTTTGTTCTTCTCCGGTATCAATTTTAAAAAAGGTATTCAATAGTTTATTTTTACTAGTTGTCTCTTTTTTAGAAATATTCTGTTTATCTTCAAAGTAATCAAAAATATGTTTTGAATTATTTAGGTAATATTCTTTCTTTTTTTGTTTCAATTCTTTGATCATTGTTCTTATTTCAAGAATACGATCTTTATAATCTAACAATTGTTCAATTGTTAAATTCTCTTGTCCCATTTTTTGTTTCAATTCGGTTCTCTCTTTTTCTAATTTAGGTATAATATCTTGGTCATCAATACTGAATTCATTTATAAACTCTTTATGTTTCCCATCTAAAGTTGTGGAATTCTTTTTAGTGACTTTAATATTTTTATTTGTTTTTGGCTTAAAAGAAGGCATATTATATTTTATACTTTTAATTATTTAAGTATTTGTAATTCTGTATTCTTTATTTTTATTGGTTTGAACTAATTTTTACTTTTCTACCTTATTTAATAATGGACATTAATATTAGTACTGGATCAACACATAATATTAATCATTTAAAATTTCAAAAAATGTTGTTTGTTTTTAATGCTGTAAATGATGGATGGTCTGTGAAAAAAAATGGAGACAGCTATATTTTTTTGAAAGATCACGAAGGCAAGTCGGAAATCTTTTCGGATTCCTATTTGCAAACTTTTATTACTTCCAATTTGGATATGGATAATTTGTTGAGGTGAATTACTTACACCAGTTTAAATTTATATTTTCCTTTATAAATTTCATTACTCTCTATTAGTTCTTTAATTTTTTTAACTGAAATTTTTAATTCTTTTTGGATATCTGTATAGGATACAAATAATTTTACAATTTCATTAGTAATTGGATGTATCTGTTTAATTTGTATTCCTCTTATATTTGGTTGCTTAGTTGGAGGAAGATTTATTTTTAAAAATTCATCTTGTAGCAAAACATCCACATTTTCCCAATGCATCCAATAATGATTATTTAGGGGCGACGAATGTTTTATTGCAGTACACATTGCAGAGGGATGTTGTAAAATTTCTTTTGCAGCATCTTTGGATAATTTAAATACTTTTATAATTTTTGTTTTATCAATATTTAACATTGCAATTTGTCCTTGATTTCGTTCTTGGGTAACTATTGTTTCTCCAATATTTCGGGGCTGCTGTAAATTGGGTTCTTGGCGATTAGAAATAAAATGCCATCTATGATCTTGATAAATTGTTTTATATTGATGTGCTTTTTTTATTGATGTAAATGATGCTACTTTATTATTATAATTAAAATCTCTAGTTGCCTCTATAATACTATTATATACATGAACTACTTTTGTTAAATCACTTTTATGATATATTTGAACTATTGGTCCGGTTGAACTATTTGGTACAATTATATTTTCTTCTTTGGGTTCTTCTTTTTCTTCTTCCTCTAATGGTTCTTCTTTGCAATTGCGCTTGTGGTCGCATTCTATTTCTTCCTTTTCTTCTTCTATGCAATTGCTGTTGCATTCTACAACTTCTATTGTCTCTACATTTTCAATCTCTTTAATTATTTTTTCTTTTAATTCTATTTCAAAATGTATTGGCGAAGTTATTTTATTTAGTATATTCATAAGTTCATCATAACTTTTACAAAATGGAATAAATGAAGCAACTAGATCCATCTTTTTTTCTTCAATTCGCAATTTAGTCAATTCAATATTATTATATTTATGCATTTCATTATTAGCAAATTTTACGATCTTTTCATATTCTTTTTGATTTGGAATATGGTATGCTTCAGTTGATAACTTTTTATTTTTATGCTCTAATTGATTATATTTATATTTAGTAAGTTCATTACTATTATGCAATGATTTTTCAAATTTAATACTATTTTCACATCTAAACACATCTAATAATATTATATTTGTTTCAAAATTACATTTCAATGCATCCATTCTACTTTTGATATCAATAGTTTCTCCAATTTTTAGTATAAAACTGCCATCTTCTCGTAATTGAATTCTGCAAAAATAAACTACCCATTTATTTAAATTACTTTCAATCAATACTTCATGTCTTTTAATTGCGGTTTCTTTTATAGATTGTTGAAGTGCGGATTGAGATAGTTGAAGCGATGATTGAGAAAGTTGGAATGAATTTTGCGATAGTTGAAGAGTTGTTTGTAATTCATTATTTTTAAATTTAAAATTTTTATAATATTCATGCATTATATTTTCCATTTTGATATAATAGGTTCGTATTTCTTTTGCTTTTGGTGTTGCTGCTAACATACAAAAATTTTTAAAGCAATCTACAGTTAATAAAATTAATTCTTTATTTTGTCCTGATCCACCTAAATTCTTTTTAATAGTAAAAGCAGCTTTACTTTTGGGTAAAGCTGCTTTTTCTTCTAAACTCGCTCCTCCCAAAAGTAAAGCTGCTTTTTCATTATTTTCATTTATAAAAGCAGCTCCACCCAATTGTGGAGCTGCTTTTTCTTCTAAACTCGCTCTTCCCAAAAGAAGAGCACCTATTTTATAATCTGTATGCTCTACAAAATGTTTTTCTAATAATCGTTTAGCACTAACTTTTTGTGTAAAATCTACATTTTTCCAAACCTCGTCAAAATTAACTACAAATTTAGTATTGTCAGATCCATATTGTAAATATAAATAATGACTTGTCATAAATATTTGTTCTTGTTCTGTGCTCATTTGGATCTTCATTAATTGTAATAAATCATCTTCTTCTTTCTCTTCATATATTTGCATTTCCATTATATATTACTAAAGATTATAACTTTAAGTTCTTATACGAATTATATATTAATATCTATTTCTTTTAATTGTTCTAATTCTTTTTCCTTTTCTTTTCGTTTTTGATATGCTCTTTTATTTATTTCTTTTCGTTTTTCACTTGATATTGGGTTTGCTTTCATTTTTTCAAGTAATTCTTCTTTATGATTTTCATAAAATGTTTTACTTCTCGCTGGCGCAGTATATTTTTTTAGGTGTTCTTTGACTGCAGTTAATTCATCACGTAATTTTTTATTTTCTTCTTCTAATAATTTATATTTTGCATCCATTTACTATACAATATAATAATATATTTTTAAGTAGTTATACAAATAAAAATTGAAATGATTTATAAATATAAGATGTATATAAATTAGTATGAGTAAATGCGAACACGAAAAATTTAAATATGGTTGTATAATTTGCAGTCCAACTTCTTTTTGTGATCATAAACGATTAAAAACACGGTGTGTTCAATGTGGAGGTGGTTCAATTTGTGAGCATAAAACAAGACGAGCAGACTGTGTAATTTGTAAAGGTGGCTCAATTTGCGAGCATAATAAAAGAAAAAATAGGTGCAATTTATGTGGGGGGTCACAAATGTGTGAGCATTCTAAACTTAAATCTAGATGTAAAGATTGTGATGGATCAGAGTTATGTATTCATGAAAAAAGAAAAGCACGATGTAAAGAATGTAAAGGACAAGAGATTTGCCAACATAATGTTAATAGACAAACATGTATTCCTTGTAAAGGATCACAAACGTGTATTCATTCTAAACTAAAGTCTTGTTGCAAAATATGTGGAGGATCATCATTATGTAAATCTACATGGTGTCATACAATTAAAGGTAATAAATATGAAGGTTATTGTGTATTCTGTTTTATGCATTTATTTCCTGATAAACCTATTACTAGAAATTATAAAACAAAAGAAAAATATATTACTGATAAAATTATTGAGTATTTTCCAGATTTTACTTGGATCGCTGATAAAAAAGTTGAAGAGGGTTGCTCTAAAAGACGACCTGATTTGCTAACAGATTTAGGGTCGCATATTATAATTGTAGAAATTGATGAAAATAAACATACTAATTATGATTGCAGTTGTGAAAATAAAAGAGTTATGGAAATATCACAGGATTTAGGTCATAGACCAATAGTATTTATAAGATTTAATCCTGATGATTATGTAGATGAATCTGGGAAACTAATAAAATCATGTTGGAAATTAAATACTTTAGGAATTATGCAAATAATTAAAACACGAGAACCTGAATGGAATGAACGACTAGAAAATTTAAAAAAATGTATTCATTATTGGATTAAAAATTTTACTGAAAAAACAGTTGAGGTTATTGAATTATATTATTAGATCATTCATTTTATTTAGGAAAAATAAAGAAAGAAATTAAGAGAGAAATAACATAAATATTAATGCTGTAAAAATATTATTGTCTATAAGTAATATGTTATGAAATATAAGAGTTAAGTAATAATTAAATAATTAGTAATTAAATTATTTAATTAAAATGAATTAAATGTAAATTTATAAAATTTTTTTCTTTACAGAAATTATAATGGGCGGTGGGCTTATGCAATTAGTAGCTTATGGAGCACAAGATGTTTATCTTACAGGAAATCCACAAATTACCTTTTGGAAGGTGACATACAGACGTTATACAAATTTTGCAATTGAATCAATCGAACAAACATTTAATGGACAAGCCGACTTTGGACGAAGAGTGACATGCACAATCAGCAGAAATGGTGATTTGTGTTACCGCACATACCTCCAAGTGACACTTCCAGAGATCAACCAACTTATGGGAAATTCATCCCAATCTGCCAACAACGTCAAGAGCGTCTATGCTCGTTGGTTGGATTACCCAGGAGAGCAACTTATTGCTCAAGTTGAGGTTGAAATTGGAGGTCAAAGAATTGATCGCCAATATGGTGACTGGATGCACATCTGGACCCAACTTACAATGACTGCTGAACAACAACGTGGTTATTTCAAGATGATTGGTAACACAACCCAACTTACCTTCATCACAGATCCTTCTTTCGCTGAGATTGATGGACCTTGCGACTCTATTGCGCCAAGACAAGTTTGCGCACCAAGAAACGCTCTTCCTGAAACAACACTTTACATCCCACTTCAATTCTGGTTTTGCACAAACCCCGGTTTGGCTCTTCCTTTGATAGCTCTTCAATATCACGAAGTTAAGATCAACCTTGATATCCGCCCTATTGATGAGTGCTTGTGGGCAGTTACATCCCTCAGTTGCAACTCATCTGCAACAAACGCTACTTCTGGTCAATACTCTGCCGGACAAACTGTTCCAGCAACAATTGCCTACAACCAATCTTTGGTTGCTGCATCTCTTTATGTTGACTATGTTTTCTTGGACACCGACGAGCGAAGAAGATTCGCGCAAAATCCACATGAATATTTGATATCTCAGCTCCAGTTCACCGGCGACGAGTCGGTCGGATCGTCTAGTAACAAAATTAGAATGAACTTTAACCACCCCGTCAAGGAATTGATCTGGGTTGTTCAGCCAGATCAAAACGTTGATTACTGCTCATCTTTGCTCTGCGATTCTACATTGTTCAAAGTTCTTGGAGCACAACCTTTCAACTACACGGATGCGATTGATGCTCTTCCAAATGCTATCCACGCATTCGGCGGACCATCTGAGCTTGCCGGTGCAGGTGCCTTCATTGATGCCCGTGGTCTTTTCCAAGACGCTGGTGCTGAAGATGCATACATGCCACCAGGATTCACTGGATACTGGCACGGAGGTGAATACAACAATGCTTACACTGAACCAAATATCTCTGGACCACAAATTCAACTTCCAGCTGGAAGTGCAGCAGCTCTTGGACTTGGTCTAACTGATGCTCAATTGAATGCCGGAAATGGACACAATGATGGATCCACAGTCTCTGATGCCGGAACTTTCGTCCTCTCTGAAACATCTTTGGATATGCATTGTTGGGGTCAAAACCCTGTTGTCGTTGCTAAGATCCAACTCAATGGACAAGATCGTTTCTCTGAACGTGAAGGATCTTACTTCTCTTGGGTCCAACCTTACCAATGCCACACAAGATGCCCTGATGAAGGTATTAACGTGTATTCTTTTGCACTAAGACCCGAAGAACATCAGCCAAGCGGCACGTGCAATTTTTCAAGAATTGACAACGCTACACTCCAACTCGTGCTCTCAAACGCAACAGTTGAAGGAACAAAAACTGCTAAGGTGCGTATTTATGCCACCAATTACAACGTAAAAATTCTTAGTGCGTTGAAAAGCTACCCATCAAGACTATGTGAGCACTGGTCTTGTGAAAAAATGGTTAAGCACTCACAAAATATGCTAGTAGCTAGTGAAATGATTTGTTGTTTTTGACTACATTTTATTTTGCAAAACACCTTGTTGTTCGGGGAACCCCTTAGAGCATTCTACACCAAGCATAATACCGAAAGGGTTATGTGGCGGAGATTTAACTCCGGTACGGTAATAGTTAGAATGATTGGGCAATCCGCATGCTTACTACCTAATCTCGATATGATAGAGAATGGTAGGGCGTCAGAGACTGAACGGGTGTTGGTTGACTATGAAGATCTAATCAATCTGAGTTGGCTTAAGATACAGTCCGTCCACTAGGGAAACTTAGTGGGGTATATGATTTGGCTAAGGATCATGTCGGGAATGGGAGGTTTAGCATATTCCAACTAAGCGGTTGGGAGTTATATCCTACATTTATTTATATATATTTATGAAATATAAGTTTTAATATTATAGCAATTATAATATTAAAATTGAAAACAACTTAAAAACAATAGTATATGATACTATATACAATGAGTAAAACTATTGAACAAGACAATTTAAAAAAATTAGAACAGTATAAAGATTGTAAACCTAATGCATCATATATTTCTGGAATGATAGATGGAGATGGATGTATATTTATCAGAAAAATTACAGATGGTTATCAATCAGGAATAACATTAGCACAATCAAGAACAAATATATTACAAATATTACGATATCATTTTGGAGGAAGTATTACAGCATCTGCAAATAGAAATTGTAATATAACTGATAAAATAGTAGAAGATGGGTATTTTGATAAACATAATGTAAGAAATGAATACAATTTAGTTATTAGAAGTAATGAATATAGTATTATTTTGCAATACATTAAAGATCATATTATTATAAAACAGAAACAAATAGATGCATTATATGAATTTAGTAAAATAGTACATATACCTCATAACAATGTAGAAAAAGAAGAATTATATAATTGTTGTTTAAAGAAAAAAAAAATATTTGATTATGATTTTTCAAGATTAAATATAGAATATATTCAAGGATTATTTGATGCTGAAGGATGTGTATATATTGATAAACATAAATATAATTATACTATTTCTATAGCACAAAAAAATCATCCTGAAATTTTAAATAAAATGCAAGAGTTTTTAGGATATGGTAAAGTAGATACATATAATCTTTTAATTACAAAAAAAAAAGATTGTATAAATTTTATTCAACTTATGAAACCAGGAGTTATTGTAAAATATAATCAAGTATGTGCATTTGAAATATTTTTAAGTACATCAGATCCAGTAATAAAAGAACAAATGTATAGAATAACAAATGAAGAAAAACATAAAATAGAACATTTTACAGAATTAAATCAATCAGATGAAGGCAAACAGGGTTATTTAGATGCAGTTCATATTGAAGAAATAAAAGAACAAGAAATTAAAAAAGAACATAGAACAGAAGTTTATAAACAAAAATCTGAATCTATGATGGGTGAAGGAAATCATAATTTTGGAAAACAATTTTCAGAAGAAACAAAACAGAAAATGTCGGTATCTATTCGTGATGCAAAAGGAAGTGTTAGTGATGAAATTATTTTGAAAGTTAGACAACTAATTCAAGAAGGAAATACAAATGTGAAAATACAAGAGTTAATGGATTTACCAAGACATACAGTAACTAGAATTAAAAATGGAATTATTATTTGTAGGGATGAAGAGAGAAAAGAAATAAAACCAATGTCACAAGAAGAAGTAAATATAAGCAAAAGAAAAATTAAATTGGATGAAATATTAATTGTAATTACGCAAACAATTGATGGACAAACCCCTGCTGATATTTTAGATAAAATTAAAAATCCATTAGTAACAATAAATATAGTAAAAAATATTAAACAAAAAATGTGTGATGGTATAATGCCATTTTATGAATCAGAATTATCTGAACATAGATATAAATTATATGAAAAAATGGTGAATGAATATAAATTAAAGAAAGTAAAATAGAATATAAAACAATCTACCCAAATATAAACAACAACGATGAATCAACAAAAAGATCAATATAATGCAAAGAAACAAGAGAGAAGAGAGAAAAAGAAAACAATGAAACGCAATGCCACTGGTGAAGAAGTTATTTATATATTTGAAAAAATATTGGAAGACTGGAAAACGATCCGTATTTTCAATACAATTATACAACAAAATCCGCAATCCAATATAGATAAAAAATGGGTAGAGCAAATTGCATCGGGAAATTGCAAAGTTTATTTAAAAAAATTGGCGACTGAAGAAAGATATAATTATTATTTGGAATTGAGAGAACGTGTATACCTTTTCCGACTAGCAAGGTAAGAATAAAAGGGTTATTACAAACTTGTTTTATTCAATATGTGAAACCCATTCTTCAATAACAGCATTATCATAGTTACGTTCTATTAAATGTTTTCTTACTAATTCTTTATGCAATTCAAGTTCATATTTATTTTCTCTTTCTAAACCGACTCTTACAACTTCAATTACTTGAGCTATTTGTTCATTATCTGCTATTTGAATATTCACCAATGAATCAAATCCATTTAAACAATTTATTAGTCTTGACATTCGTCCTGTAAAACATTTACATACTGAATCTATCATTTCAGCATTAAGCACATGTTTTATTTCATCTTTATGTTCGTTTATTTCAATTCTATTAAAAACATATAATAAAAGTTCTTCAAATGTTATATTTAAAGCACTATAAATATCTTTGCTATTTTTGTATTCCATTAAAATTTCTTTTGTTTCGTTTGTTAAAATGGTATCATTTAAAATTAAATCTGTTGTATCAGTAATTGTTGGTTTAATTTTAAGAATATTATTAACGGATTTTCTAATGGATTCTTGTATGTTATGATTGTGTACATTTTGACCATCATTGTAAACATTTTGTCCATTTGTTAATCTATTTAATCTTCTTACAATGTTTGGAGGAATGTGAACTATTAAATTATTTTGATATTGTAATGTTGTTAGATTGACCAAATTTTCTATTCCATTTAATGATGTTAATTGATTTTGAATACAATATAATGTTGTTAGATTGACCAAATTTTCTATTCCATTTAATGATGTTAATTGATTTTGAATACAATATAATGATTTTAGATTGACCAAATTTTCTATTCCATTTAATGATGTTAATTGATTAGACCTACAATCTAATACTGTTAGATTGACCAAATTTTCTATTTTATTTAATGATGTTAATTGATTAAAACCACCTTGTAATGTTGTTAGATTGACCAAATTTTCTATTCCATTTAATGATGTTAATTGATTAGAATAACAATATAATGATGTTAGATTGACCAAATTTTCAATTCCGTGTAATGATGTTAATTGATTAGAATAACAAAATAATATTGTTAGATTGACCAAATTTTCTATTCCATTTAATGATGTTAATTGATTATAATTACAAACTAATTCTGTTAGATTGACCAAATTTTCAATTCCATTTAATAATGTTAATTGATTATCACTACAAACTAATTCTGTTAGATTGACCAAATTTTCAATTTCATTTAATGATGTTAATTGATTAGACCTACAATTTAATAGTGTTAGATTAACCAAATTTTCTATTCCATTTAATGATGTTAATTGATTAAAACGACAATCTAATGTTGTTAGATTAACCAAATTTTCTATTCCTTTTAATGATGTTAATTTATTTTCATAACAAACTAATTTTGTTAGATTGACTAAATTTTCTATTCCTTTTAATGAATTAATATTACTATTTGAAATAGTAAGCTTTGTCACTAATAAATTTATAGGTTGTCCATTTTTAATCCATTCTTTGTATTCTGTTATTGTCCAGTTCATTTTGTTATATTGTTATATTGTTATATATTGTTTTCTTTAAATAATTAATTTTATTATTTTAATCTAAATGATATATAATATGGCAAACTATCCATGTAACCAAAAATTTACAGATATTGAATATATAAATCATATGATAACTCATCACGAAGTTGCTGTTTATATGAGTGAAAACCAATTACCTATTACAAAAAATCCAAAACTTTTAGATATATTTATTAGTGGATGTTTTATTTGGATTAATAAGTTTTTTACACCTTTTAACATTTCAAACGCCGATTTAATATAAAAGTAAAAATGTATTTAAAGAAATATTACTATTAATATTTGGGTATATAGTTTAAGTTCGCAAAACATCACTGGCCCACGATAGGTAGGGAAGATGCGGAATCGTTCTCCGCTATATCCAATTATAATAATTTTATTATATTTATAAAATTATTAATTAAAATCGGCGTTTGAAATGTAAAAAGGTGTAATACATCATTATGTAAATGGTGATTTTTTTAAACTATTTTAAACTGTTTACTGGTGTAAAATAAAGCATATGAATAATGTTACTGATTTTTACCAATATTTTTACACCTTTTCTCATTTCAAACATTTATTTTGAAATAAAAAGTCATATTATTAAGCAATTTAAATATTACACATATAATATTATTATGGAATTGTCTATTGACGAAGTTAATTTTTTGAATGAAAATATTGTTCTGAAAGATTACTTTTATGATTTATTAATAAATATAAAAAATAGTAATGAAACAAAAATTATAATATGTAAAAATAGTTATGAGCGACGATTTGTTCATATATTAGCAATTAGTTTGGGATTATATCATTCAAGATATGGTGATTGGAGTGATTGGTTTAAAAAATACAGAGACTATCAAGAAAATGTAAATAAATATGATGGTCAATACCATTATAAAATAGTTGGTATAAAAGTATCTACAAAACCTCTACCTTTAAGTAGAACAGATAAAATTCATCAAGAGTGTAAATGAAAAAAGATGTGTAACAAAGATAATATGTAACATTTGATGTCGTCTATTTTGTATTCATTCGTATCTGACCTGCTCTGCTAGTTACTTTTACTTTTTTATTTATATCTATTTTATCTATTTTTTTATTTATTTCTTTTTGCATTTCTACATGTGGGTTATAGTTAGAATTTTGATAAAGATTTTTTTCAGACATTTTATTATATTTATATATTTGGATATTTACAATCTATAATATAATGTCCTTTTTTTCCACACCGGAAACAACATTTATCCTTTACGCGTTTTGTAGTATGATCTGGTATCAATTTATGTTTATGTTTTTCTTTTGTTGAATTACAATATTTTTTATGATATTCGCCTTTATGATACTTGCCTTGGTGATACACACTTTCCATAATGTTTTTATCACATTTTTTACAAGTCCACCATTCTTCTTGATCAGTCCATTCTTCTTCTTGTTTTACTGACTCTTCTTGGTCCCCATACTCTTCTTGTTTTACTAATTCTTTAACTTCATCTTTTTTATAAGTATTATTCATAAAAATGCCATCTTCAATATTATTTCCTCCAATAAGCGAACAATTTATAACTTGGTCGGTTTGTCCTAATTGAATTCTACTTATTTGTTCTAATGGAATTTTACTTAAAACTCTATTTCTAAATAAAACATTATCATAAAGATAATCTACTCGTGGTCCAGGAACCGATAATTGTAATTTACTATTTTCTTGTTCTGTTTTCATTTCTTTATTTTCTGTCATATTTTTGGATTTGTATTGTATTCATATAATAATATAAAAGGATTTCAATTTTTTAAATATAACCTAATATGACAACCATATTTTATAATATAGATTTATTTAGAATTATTTATGAATATACAGATTTAAGAAGTTTTTGTGATACATGTAGATCATTTGCAACATTAAAAAAATATAGTAATTACAAATTAAATAGACAATATTCATTAATGTATTATTATGATGTTTTATTTAGAAATAGAGTTTTAAGTAAAATATTTAATCCATTAAAACAATTACATTTAAATTTAAGAGAATGTAAAAAAATCAAAGATGTAAGTGCATTAGGAAACGTTCATACTTTAGATTTAAGTTATTGTGTTAAAATTATAGATGTAAGTGCGCTAAGTAACGTCCATACTTTAAAATTAACTTGGTGTAATAAAATTATAGATGTAAGTGCATTAGGTAATGTTCATACTTTAGATTTAAGTTATTGTGGACAAATTACAGATGTAAGTGCATTAGGAAACGTCCATACTTTAGATTTAAGTTATTGTGGTAAAATTACAGACGTTAGTGAATTAAAAAACGTCCATAGTTTAAATTTAAGATGTTTAAAAAATATTACAGATGTTAGTGCATTATGTAATGTCCATATTTTAGATTTATGTTGTTGTAATAATATTACAGACGTTAGTGAATTAAAAAACGTCCATACTTTAAATTTACATGGTTGTGAAAATATTACTGATGTAAGTGCACTAGGGCATGTTCATACTTTAAATTTAAACGAGTGTAATAAAATTACAGATGTTAGTGCATTAGGAAACGTCCATACTTTAGATTTACGATATTGTATAAATATTACAGACGTAAGTGCATTAGGAAATGTCCATTCTTTAAATTTATTAGGTTGTTATAAAATTACAAATGTTAGTGCATTAGGCAATTGTTATACTTTAAATTTACGTTTATGTGAAAGAATTAATGATTTTAGTGCATTAAAACACGTTCATAATTTAACATTACCTTAAAAATTGATTTAAAATATATATAAAAGTAATAAATCATATATAATTATAAACTAAAATGGCAACCATATTTACAAATCCAGATTTATTTAGAATTATTTATGAATATACAGATTTAAGAAGTTTTTGTGATACATGTAGATCATTTGCAACATTAAAACAATATATTAATTACAAATTAAATGAAAAATATTCATTGATGTATTATGATAATGTTTTATTTAGAAATGAAGTTTTAAGTAAAATATTTAATCCATTAAAACAATTACATTTATATTTAAGAGA